AATAACAGATTACATATTGTTTGATGAAGACTACAACTCAGATATGCTAAAAGATATAGAGAAAAAATCTTTACTAAAATCTATGGTAAATAGTGCCAGAAGTAACGCTAGAAGAAATGTGTTAGACCCTGATATGTATAACATTGAGGTTGATGGTGAAGTAGATATTGAGTTGAGAAATAGATTAGACAGGGCTAGATTTTTAGGATTAAGTAAAGAAAAAAGAATATTAGTTGCAGACTATTATAGTAGATTTAATGATAAAGATTTAGGAGATACTAAAGATTATAGCACTGCAATGTATATACACGATGAACATTTTAAATAAAAATAAAAGGGGCAATTAAGCCCCTTCTTTTTTTCTCCAGTTCTCTTTGGCAATCACACACAGTATTGATTGCACCCATTAGTACTACGTAAGATAGCCAGAATATTATTAAGCCTGTTAGCAGATACATAAACCATCTACCTATTATCCCCATCACCTTGGATAGCATTGCGTTGTTTCCTATCTTCTAGTTTATCTAAGTTCTGTGTAGCAATAACTGACAGAGGTACGTCTAAGTCTTGTGCAAGCGTAGCACAATACCATAACACATCTCCTATCTCAAAGGCTATGTCTATCTTCTTCTGTTCGTAGTCTTCTTGATTGTAACCATCACGTATTAACTTCTTTCCCTTGTTGGCTACCTCACCTGCCTCACCTGCTAGTCCTAGTGCAGGATAAGTTATCCTATATGATTCAGGATAGATTGCATACGACTTTGCTTTCTTTTGATACTCGTTCAATTGCATGTTAGGATACTTCTCCTCTTTCCATTTAGCCATTTCATACTCAAGCCACGTTGAGTTTGTTTTCATAGTCACTAAACAACTCCATACTTACAACATTATTTATTTTAAACCATTCACCACGTCTTTCATCTGCAACTTGTTCAAATATGTTATGGAGTTTAGTTTCAGATATATCCATGTTAGTTACGTTAATAGTATTCAAAATGCTATAATCTCTATGAGGACTACTAGTTTGATAGTTTCCTAATCTATCAGTTGGTTTAACAGCTTGACCTACTTTTACCCAACCCGGGTGAGATTCACAAACGATAGCGTATACATATCCTACACTGTGTTTTGACTTATGTTTAATATCTGTATTAGACCACGCATCAGATAATGAATTAAATCTACCACCACCTTTTACATACCATTTACTTGTTTGTGGTATGTACTCACCATTAATATAGCACCTTTCTTTATTTCTTCTTGCAACTGCTTCAGGTTTATTTTTTACATACATTGGTTTACCAGTTATAGGATGTGATTTATACCTCTCTGTAAGTTCTTTAGTTTCCATTATCGTTTGTCTCCTTCTCTAATGATTTAATTAATGTGTTTGAGAATGCTTTTTCTGCCGCAATCAGTTGGTCTAAATTAAACCTAGCATCTGCTATTCTTTTTCTTAGTGTTCTTACTTGAAGATGCCAGTATGCTTCTTTCTCATCTAAGTCAGAGACATTATAATCTTGACCTTCATATGATAGTGTTTGTTTATCTGTCATTTTAAAACCATCCTAACTTTGTGCCATTGTGTATAATGATAAAAAAACAAGCAACCAGATGAGTGAGTACCCAAAGGGTACGTAGCAAAGCTGCCATATCACTTTCACTTTCTTCATCTGATATCTTGCTCCCAATTGTTTTTGCCCATACTCTCCATGCTTTATTTCTCATAGTTCTTTCTTTGTATCTCCGTATAAGCTAGTCGTGCTATGTCGTGTCGTGGTACACCTATATCATCAAGTGTACTATCAGGTAGTTCATGTAACTGTCGTATAACTCTTCTAGTCTTACGCCAGTCTATAACATATCTCATAAATCTTGTCAAGTAATTTTCTAGTGCTAATTTTTTCATTGTATCTCCTGTTGTATATATGTATTCTCTTTTGTTTCCTAAATAACCGGGAACGTACTTCATGCCGCAGTTAAATCCACTACTTCACAGACCCCTGCTGAACAAGCTAACTCACGTCCACCTGATGTGTTATCTTCTTTCTCAAACTCAGGCAGTAAAGACCAGTCAACTGTGTCTGGCATACGTGCAAACAACTCTGTGTACTTATCTTTATTGATATCCTGATAGGGTGCTTGCTGATATGTATGCTCACTAAATGGTAAGAAGCTAATGCCTGATACCTCATCAAAGTTTTCATACACCCATGAGCCTACTTCCATCCACTCATGCTCCTTAACAGAGATGGTAACGGATGGCTTATGCTCACACCAGTGACGCTGATACAGTAGCCACAAGTCAAGCTGTTCAATAGCTGTCATACCAGTACGTGTTACTGCACCAGATGGTGACTGCATTGGAAAGCTAAACACTGTAGTGCTGTCAGGCTTCATTACGTCAGGCTCTGCTGGTATACCCTGCGATACTAAGAACTGTGTCAGTGGGTCTTTGTTATCACCACGTACAGTACGTACATAATATGGGTTGTGCCTTGCATGAATACCTGATGCACTGTCAACTAATTGACTGACTGTACCACTAGGCTTTACACATGTGATAGCGGCAGACTGTTCAATGCCTAGCTGTTCAGCAAAGATAGCATTTGTTTCTACAGCTACTGACTTTAACTCCTCAAGTAATGCACTGATGTTCATACCATACGTTGCACTCTGCCCTGCCAGTATCTGATTATCCATGATACCAGTAAGTGACACACCAAGTAGTCTCTCTTCCTGCGTATTTCTCTTCCATATGTCTCGTAGGTATTTGAAATCAGTCATAGTAGACTGAAACGTACCTAATATAGTCGCAATACGTACCTTCTTACGTAGTGATTCCATATTGTCTGATGCACGTGCTACTACCTCAGATAAATTACAGAACTGATATGGACGTAGGATAATCTCACTGCATGGGTTGCAGCCGAAAGCATAGTCAGTATGCCGTCTGCCATTCTTAGATGCTTGCTTGATAGCTGATGCACGATTAAATATGCCACGCTCACCTGACTTGCTCTCGTACAAGGACACCCACTCACGCATAAATGTACCCATCTGTGGCTTCTCTTTGTAGGCTACAGAGTTATTAGCTAACGCACGTTGACCTTCATTCTCCCACCACTGACCTGACTTAGCATGTGCCATCTGGTCATCATTAAGATTAGACAATGAAATCAATGCACTACGTCTGACCCCACCTACGACTACAACCTCACCTATCTTACACATGATATCGTGACACTCAATAGGATAAAGCCTACGACCTGATGCACCCTTGAACTTCTCAATGCAGAAGTTAAACAACTCTATCAGAGGTTGCGGTCCTGATGCCCTACCACCAAATGTCTTTAGCCTTGCACCTGCTGGACGTACCTTGGACACATCCCACTGTGGTATCTGACCTGCATATAACATAGCAATCAACTCACGTAGTGCTTTAGACCATCCCGGTCTGCTGTCACCAACCTTGATTACTGTGTCGCTGTACTCAAAGTGTTCATTAACTATAGGCAACTTGTCTACAGCGTTACGCTCCACAGAGAAGCCTACACCTGTGCCACACATCAGTATGTACATTGTCTCATCAAATGCTCTAGGGCTGTCTACAGGTACGTAAGAACAGTTGTATCCACCTACGTGGCATCTGTCTAAGGCAGGTCCTGATGTCATCAATGCCCTCATGCTTGGCATCACTCTTTGCTCAAGCACTGCTTCCTCTAACTCATTACGTAATTTATCTTCTAGTGTAAAGTTGCACGTTTCTTTGAGATGGTTTGTCATGTAGTCAAAGTATCTTGCTACTGTTTCTCCCCATGTCTCACGTCTTTGTTCATCTTCTTTCCATCTAGCATAACGAGATAGAGCAATAAAGTTTTGGTAGTCAGTCGGTAAGTAATTGCTTATCATGTATTGTTCTCCATTTTAGCTTTTATATATTTTAAATTTATCCCATCTATATCATAGATTATATCACGTATAACTTCTCTTATTTCTTCCGAAGGGTTTTCATCAGCAGGTAGTTGGTACTCTTCTTCATCTACTTCTAAGGTTAGATACACTTTAACTTTCATTTGGTTCACGACCTTCTAGTTGATTAATACGCATGTCAATGTATCGTTTTGCTTTATTTAAATCCGTTATTTCAGCAGTGTTAGACTTATACCCTGCTCTCATTATATACTTTATAACATTGCCCATCCAGAAAGGTAACTCATTATTCATTATAAATGATACAGGTTCAATAGCATAACGCTCGTAGTGCTTTGGATTATTAATTACATCTGATTGTTCCATAGCTTGTTTCATATACTCTTCGTGTCTTAGCTGGTCATCCATTATGCATCCTCTTCTGTATCTTTTATAAAGTTTAATTTAATTATGTTACCATCATGTTCTATGTCAATTAATTTACCATCCCTTTCATACGTATCTGAAAAATCTTCTGGGTAATTTTCTGCAACATAATTATGTATAGCCTCACGAACATGCTGGTCTATCTCCATAACTGACACAGAACACACCAACATTTTTACAAAAAAATCTATACCAGAGTATGCTTGCTTTGTCAATACATTTCTAGGTGGGTATGCTACAGTTATATCTACCTCACCATTCCATTCATCTCTTTCATCAAAGGTGGGTTTTACTTGTATAAAAAAATCACGTTCTGTAATTTCAAAGTTATCATTTTCAATCATCTTTTTTTCCTTTCTATTTTTTTAATTGGGAAAGGTATAAACTTTGGATGATTGTTTTTACCTTTTTCTTCAAGCCACGATTCAGGAATAATTCTATCGTAATATTTAAAGTCGTACTTATCACACCACTCACCATAAGAAGACTTTGCACCCTTGCGTAACTTTCTTTTACTGTTTGTAAACACAAATCTTATATCTAAATTAGGGTGTTGTTTTTTTACTTCCTTATGTTTTCTTCTGTCTTGTGTAGTAAAGAACCCTTTTGTTTCAATTATTATACCATTGTCTAATACAAAGTCAGGTGTATAAGTTCTATAAGCCAGGTCTTCCCATTCAATTTTAATACTTTCATATTCAAACTTTATGTTTAATTTTGTAAGTCTTTCTGAAGTAGCAAGTTCTAGTCCACTTCTATAACCATACTTACGTGCCATTCTAAACTGCTTGTGGTATGAAGATTTAGGCAACCTCATATTCCTTTGCTAACTCAACATACTTAACAATCTTAGGGTCTTTAGCTTGAGATTTAACAGCAGGTAGTTCTTTTAAACTAGGCCAACAACTAAATCTGTAGTCACAAAATCCACACTCAGTACCTAAAATCTTATTACCTGTAGGTTTACCTCTAAATGTTTCTGCTTGTGGCTCAAAACATCTTTCAAATTTATTAGTCTTTAACTTATCGTGTGTTATTTTTATCTTACTAATCTCTTCTTCAATATCAATACTACTAGCTGGAATGTATTTAAAATCTCCATTAGCTTTGTTGATTACCCACCAACCACCTACCTTTAGTCCTGATGCTTTAGCATAACCTGCTAGTTGACCCACATAACCAAAGGGGTCACTAGCTTTTAGTGTTTCATAAGATTCAAACTTATGTTTGTAAGACCAGTCAGATGCAGATTTAATATCGTCAACAGCCCCATCAATAACAATATCATATGTTCCATTTATGTTACTTGTACCTATTGGTAATTTGACAGTATCAGAATCGCTATACTGTACCCCTGCTTCCTTTAATAAACCTTTGAATGCAGCCTCAACAATATCACCTAGTAGCATGTTCATAATAAATGTAGTAGGTTTTGGTAAAGCTGTTTCGGGTTTATTTTTTTCAAACCACAACTGGCAATAAGGTCTGCCAACATTAGACATACGAAGTTTAAACTCTCTAGGTTTACTAACTCCAAATTGTTTTAATACAGCTTCATATACATCCTTTGATATTTGGGATGCTACATCTTTTGATATAGCACCCTTTCCCTTAACAGTCTTTTCTAAGTATTGATGTAAAGCTATCTCTGCTCTATGGTTCATACGCTTTCCTCTGCATCTGTTACCTCAATAAAACCATCACTCTCTACAGGTTTGTTGTTTTTATTCCACTCATTTAAAACATAATCGTTGTGTGATTCAATGCTTTCCATAAAGGATGTAAACAAACCTTGGTCTTCATCTGATATCTCAATTGATGACTGCATGTTTAACACAGGCATTGGTACATAATATGAATTACCTGTTGGTAAGTCTCGCTTGGCAGTGTTAAGATTTATAGTATGTAACATAGGTAATCTTTTTATTTTAAGAAGTTTAGCAAAGATACTACCCATGTTTTTGAAACCTTCTTTAGTATCTACATCCCAAACAAAAGGTACATCCTCAATGGGATGAGCATCACCTTCTTCAGTTACTGCATCTTCCATCGTAACTGTACCATACACAACACGTGTACGTTTAATAGCACGAAGTAAATCCTTAGTTTCTTGTGGCAAAGAATTAAAATCTTCAATCCAACCAGAAGGTTTACCACAATTAAAATCACCTACTGTGTCTTTTAAATCTACATTGAAACTATCTGCCATCAAAGTTTTAACATAGGTATTACTGTTTGGGTCATACTTCTGATACATAAATCGTTGTACAAAAGGTCTAATAGTAGCACTCTCTGCATATACAGTAATACCATTCTTTAATTCAAAGCCACCAGATAGTACTTCAACCTTTACTATCTTACCATTCATATTTGTTTCACCATATAAAGGCTTCTTGTTTACTCGTAGTCGTGCTAGACTAGCCTTACTTTCACTGCCTGTATCATAAGCCATGCCCATCATCTTTGCCATTGCTGCGTAATCGTTTGTATTTATTACTGCTAATTCACTCATAAATTTTATCTCCTATACTGTAATTGAGTTCGTAGTTATATCATATAACGTCTTTGGTGTCAAGCCAATTCGGACCTATTTTTGCTTCTAATAATAGTGGAACATTAAATGTTATACCCCACTTAGTGTTGATTAAATCTTCTAGTTCTGTGTTTGTTTTATTTATTATTTCTAGTACTCCTTTCTCTTCATCCGGGTGTATATCAATTACAATACTGTCGTGAACTGTGTTAACAATACATGACTTAAAAGTTTTCAATAGCTTATGTATATGTATCATAGCCACAGGAACTATATCTGCTGTAGCAAAACCCTGAACAGGGTAGTTCTTAATGTTAGTAAAGTAAGTTACACCACCATTAGGTCTACGTTGTACATTAGGAAACGAGTATTGTCTACCTGATGGTATAGTAATATACCTATATGTTAAAGCCTCTTCAGCCAGTCTGGTGTGCCATAGCTTGATTCCTTGGTACTTTTCTGTGAAGTGTTCGTAGTACGCCGCTTCAGCAGGTGTGCGTCCATATCCCGTTGCTCCGTAAAGTGGCGCGAATGTATGTGCTTTTGCTTCTTGGCGACTAGTCTTCTGACCTGCATCACTAATAACTTTGGCAGTGTAACTATGTACATCAAAGCCTGTTTTAACTTCTTCAATTGCTACTCCATCATTTGAAAGGAATGCTGCTACACGAAACTCTAACTGTGCAAAGTCAGCTTCCATAATTTTACCATTATCCCAACGCGATACAAATACTTTCTTTACAGGAAACGTACCACCACGAGGCATGTTCTGCATGTTAGGATTAGAACCTGATAACCTGCCTGTTGCTGTTCTATGTTGCATCAAACTTACATGCAACTTACCATCAGGTTTTGTGTACGCTTCAATACCATTTACATAAGTAGATATATAAGATTCTACTGCATTCAAACGTATAACCTTAGACAAAAATTGTTCAGCTTGTGTCATCTCTTTTGACTTAGCTACAGCTTGTAGGTGTTTTAGATTATCCTTTCCTGTACTAAAACCATTAGCACTAGCCCACTTAGACGATGGCGCTTTAAACTTTAGTCCTGCTATTTGTTTGGTATCATTATATATAAAACCTTCAGAGTGACAGGCAACACACTTGTTATCTTTAGAGTATGGTGTGCCATCCTTTTTAGTTTTACGTATATAACCTCTACCATTACAAGTCTTACACTTCTCAGCTAATGTTTTAAAAACTGTAGTAGTTTCAAGCCTGATTAAATCTCGCCACTGTATGTCCTTCATGTATTCACTGTAAGAATTAGCCCATACATTTTTATCTCTTGGTTTCCTAGAATATATTACCCACGATAGTTGCTCTGGACTACTAAGATTTATTTTTGTATCACCCATCAAGTCTTGTATGTCTTTTTGTAATTGACTAGTGAGTTCTAGTTTTTCTTTTTCAAACTCCTCTCTAACATCATTAAGAATATTAGTGTCTACTGCTATACCATTACAGTATGTATCAGCTAGAACCTTACATAACTCATTAGTTAATATCGCTGTATCTAATAGTGTTGAATATTCTTTTGTGTTTAACTTTCTCCATTGTAAATCAGACAGTTCTTGGGTTGCCTTTACGTCAGTCAAACAATACTCTGACAACTCATCCAATGGAATATCATTTGTATTGAAACCTTTAGCATAGTATTCTTTTAGTGTTCCAAGTTTACGAGTTAAGTCGTGCCTCTCAGCACATGCTTCAAGCGATAGGCTACCCTGCTTATCACCTCTTTGTAAGACATACTCTACTAACATGGTATCCCAAATTGCACCATCATATTTAAAACCACATTCCCACAACCACTGTAATTCATATGCCGCATTGTGACATATTAATACAGTAGCTTCATCTAAGAACCATTGAACACGCTCATGGTAATTATGCTTACTCACATGCTCTGGATGGTCAAATGGAAACGCATAATCAACACCTGCATCAGTTCTTATTCCAACTAGAACAAGAGAATTGTCAGGCTCAAAAGGGTCAAGGTGTAATTTACCATCACGCTTTTGTGTATTTGTTTCCACATCTATTGTTACTTTCATAACTATTCCTTTGTATGTTTAAAGTATATCTTATCACCTAATGGTAAAGATAGTTCTGCATTTTTTATATCTTGTTTTCCTACATACTCCCATGTATATCCATTATTTCTATTCTCTTCTACTGCATCTATGAATGTAGCATTTTCATTACTAAACAATGCCACCATTACTATTCCAAAAATTGTTATCATTATACTTTATACCTTCCTGTTACGTTATCTATATTACATAGTAGTCTACCATGCCAACCAGATAATTTATTCTTCACAATATTAATATGTCTTTGTGGGTCATTATTATCTGAGTTATTACCAATTGCAGGGTTGGCAGCAATCAATAACATCAAGTCAGCTTCGGCAGCTTTGCCTGTCTTTGAACCTTCCATCATACTCTGGTTCAATGTCACCTTACCTTCAGCTTCTGCTGATAGTTGAGACATATAAAATATGGCACAGTTATGTTCCTTTCCTATCTGTCGTGCCTTTATTACATTAGCTTTCAGAGATTCATCTTGCCTAAGATTAGAATCTATCTTAGCAAACTTATCTCCCATGTCTAGTACAACTATGTCAGGATTATAAGATTTACAAACACCATCTACCCAATTCATATTCTTTCCTGTACTGTCTTTCATGTATAAGTTTGGCATATTTTCATAAGCACTTCTGCCTAACTCTCTATCTACTTTTAATTTATCCTCAGAATAATTTGATGCTACACAAGCATAACGTCTTGCTACTCTGTCATACTTTTCTTCATTGATAAGCACTAAACACTTAGCTCCTTGTTCAAGAAACCCCCCGGGACCTGCTAACATACTGGCATGGAAAGATGTCTTACCAGTATTAGGTCTAGCACCTACCTCAATCAACATACCAGAGTTAACCCCAGCTACAACTTGTGCTAGTGTAGGTAAGTTAAACTTCCAACGACTGTGTTCTTCTAGCATATCCATGATAGTATCGTAAGATATATCTTCCCATTCAACGCTAGTCGTTGGTGTGAAATCAGAATTGTATTTAGCAATCAGGTCTTTTAAAGGCTGTAGAGTAGTGATGTCACCATTAGATAGGTCTACTGCCAAGTTAACTAGTTCATCTCCTACGTGCTTGCGAAACAGCTTGGATAGTACATCGTTTGCTACATCAGTACCCATAGGTTGTTCGTTCTTTATAGAGTGAAACAACGCATCAAACTGATGCATCTGTGCAGTAGTAAGAGAAGGGTTCTCTGATATAAAAAACATATGTACTTCTTCAGGATGTAAGTCACGTCTGTAAGTACCAACCATCTCATCAATAATCTTCTTAACTTTCTTTGCATCAGTAGAAAACAAAGTGTCTGGGCATCTATCTCCACGATTACTATCGTGAAAATCTTTATTCATTAAGGTACGTAATAGTGTTTGTTCCATTACACACCACCTAATCTTATCATCATATCAATGTCATCCTTTCGTTGATATTTTAAATCATTATTTAATCTTAGTAACTTAGAGTTGGGTATATCCTGTGTCATCTTTACAGCTTTTGTTAGGGCATCAGGGTCAAGGGCTACTAAAACAGTTGAGAACTGTGAAAGTATCTGCTTATGTTGTTCCAACAAAGTTGTTCCAAGTAACGCGACCCCAACAAAACCATTCACATTACCTGCCACTACAGCACTAACACAGTCCTCAACCACCACTGCGACATTACCAGAGCCATAACGATATGGGAAAGGAGAGAAACCATATCGCTTCCACTTAGGTTGCCGCCATCCTGCCAACGCTCTACCAGTAGCGTCAACAAAAACACCATCATTCATCACAGGAAATACTACTCTGTCTTCTCTGACATCATAAAGTATATCAACCTGTGCGTATATTATTGCCCACCTGTGTAGGAAATCTAATACGTGTCCTCTATTTCTATGAGGTACAATGTACTCAGGCATTACAAATTCTTTTTGTTGCTCCTTCTTTTTGTTTATCTGTTCTACAGATAGTCTTGTTTTTTCATTACCTTTTAAATCACAACTAGCTTTATAACAGTTCCACATTAACTTACCCATGTCATTCGTAATAGTAAAAGTATTATAACCTTTACATACTGGGCAGTTAGTTCTTACTGTTTCACCTATGCCAACATCTATATCATTTAATATCTTTAACATTATATATATATTACTCCTTTCTTGTCGGCATTTAATATTTATGTATCACGATTTTGTCTTGCTGTCAAGGCATAATTAGCACTCTCAAAAGTATTTTTTATGTAAGGCTTCACACTTTGTGGATTACTATGTCCTGTAACCGACATGATTTGTGCAATGCCGACACCTGCCTCTACCATTTCTGTCGTGCCTGTCCTGCGTAAGTCAGACAACCTTAATTCTTTTGGTAAACCTGCCTCATCTATTAGCTGACGAGAAAACTTTGACATCTTGAACATACTATAGGGTATATATTCTCCCTTATAAGGGCTAGGTCTGGGTGCAATGTACTTTTGAAAACCAAAATCATCGTGTTGCTGCACGAGCATCTCCATTAAGTTATCACTTATGGGTAAGAATACTTCTGCTCTACGCTTGCTCTGCTCAATGGAACACCTTTGCTTAGTAAAACTAATAGTATCCCATGTCAGCACTCGCATATCACCTACACGTTGACACCATTCGTATGCCATCTGTGCAATCAAACCCAGATTGCGCCACTTGTAATCACTATATGCATGGTCAAGTAATTGTTGTACCTGTCCAGGTGTCCAAACAGTTTTTCTACTTTTAGTTGACCTCTTCTTGACTGAAGCAAATGGGTTAGTGCTTATGTTTTCCATGCGTACTGCATAGTTCATAACTATATTTGCTACACACACTATGTGATTAGCGTATGATACACCCATGCTACACCAGAAATCGTAAGCAAGTTTAGCTTTCTTTGTTGTCAAAAGATTGACATCTAATTCCTCACCAAAGTATTTAGTAAAGCAACTCATCATGTATTTATAATGTTGTTTAGTTTCTTTACGTAACTCTTTGTATTCTATAGAACTTTTGTATTGCTCTATAAGTATTGTTATTGTCATAGTGTACTCCTATATATACTATAGCCTATACATATCCATATATAAATTATTACAAGTTCCAGCAGCATTTAGTCGCAACTATTAAATCGTGACATCTCAGCTACATAGATAGCTTTGCGTTCATCATAGTATGACTTGTCTAATGAAGTCATATAACCCATCCTTGGGTATGTGTCATAAAACATTTGTATTTTCCTATCCATTTCTTCTTCAGATTCTGTTTCAATTCTTACTGTTATCATAGGTTGTATCCTTTATAATTTCTGTATCATCTTCATCTAATATACATATCACCTGTTAGCGCCAAGAATTATAACATCTCTCAAGTGAATCTACAATATCTAATAGTTCTTCATTCATTGTTTTAATACTCCTATTTTATCTTTGTCTGTGTGTACACTACCATTATGTATAGTTGCAATTTCAACCCCTAGTTCTTTTTGTTTATCAGTTGTTTTCATAGTATATAAAACTTTAGTACCATCTTTTTTCTCATGTAAGATAGCTGTTTTACAATCATAGTATTTAAACTCATTAGTTTTAGTATCTAATATTATTAAATCAATCAACCCTGTACAACTTATGTTTTTATAAACTTCATATCCATCTTTTAAGAATTGGGTGCATAATTCCATTTCAGTTATGTCACCTTTTCTCTTAGCAGAAAAACTTTTCAGCATTCACATATTCCTTTCTTCAATAGTTCTACCACAACTGCGTATGCACCACAAGCAAAAACAAACATGATAGCAAATCTTAACACGTTGTCCATGCTTGGGTCTTGCATCTCATCCTTGTTCATCCAGAATGTCAGTATCTTTTTAATCATTTAGTTTCTCCATCAATACACCATGAGTACCATGATGTGCGTGTAGCTGCTGTATAACTACCCATCCCATACGTTTGTATGCTTCTATGTCGTAGTGTGATACGTATTTATATGTTCTCATTTAATCCATCCTTGTTATAAAGTGTCCATGATACCTACCAATTCTTGTAGGCAATGCTGTAATAGCATAGGGATAAAAATAAACTGTACCCTCTTTTGTTTTCATTGTAGCTATACAATCTAAGTCCTCATCCTCATCATGCTCTGACTTGTATGCACCAGTGTCTGTAACAGTACCATTAAATTCATACAAACCCCATTCATATTTATGCCTCATAAAGTTTACAATGTCATCATCACCTAATACATTAAACTCATGTACCCATATAGGTAACAATCCAAGTGCCTCTCTTACATCCTCTGGTGGTAAGTGTCCATACTTTTCTTTATTAATTATTATTGTCATATTTTTTCTCCTGTTCTAAATCGTATTCTAACAAATCCCAAGCATGTTCATATGCGTGGTCATAACTTCTGTACCCATAATCTTCTTGTAACTGTTTAGCTAACTTATGTGCTATA